GGGCGGTCGTCGAAGTTTTTGGACGTAGTTGAAAACGCCTTCAAGGGGGGCTTTACGGTGCCCGATGATGAACCTATGGTGATGTCCGATATCTACAAGTGGGACGCCTTCATTCGCGAGGTTCTTCTCGAGTTGGGAATAGACAACATGGAAGCCGCTGTTGACCGAGGGTCACTTGACTCCCCTGCGCTTGCAACCCGGGCTGCTATGATGGGCGTCTCCAAAAGGCAGCTCCTCCACAAACTTTTGGAGCATCCGTCGGGGTACCTCGTCGATCTGTATGGCGCGATGCCGAGTGGTTCCTTCTACACCTCCGTCGTGAACACCAATTGCAACAATTTGCTGCTCATGGGTCATCTGATTGACAGGGTCGCGGATGAGACGAACTGGACGGTGTCGGGTGCGGCCGAAGAGGTGAGGCGCCTTGCGCCAGGACAACTCGTGTCTTATGGTGACAACCAGTTGTTCTCCGGAAAGCTCTTCACTGCTTTTGGGCTTGTTTACGACGCGGACAAGCACGCTGAGTTCCTCTCCCGGTTCGGGATGACCTTGAAAGTCGAGGAAACCGAACAGACGACAAAAATCTCTCGCGTGCGCTTCTGTTCCCGTGCCGTTGTCAGGGTTCCCAGTGGTCTGCTCGTTACAAGGACACACACCGCCATGTATCAAAAACTCGCCGCACGACCCGAAAATGACCCCGTGGTTGACAAGCTTTATGTCCGGGCCGTCATGGCAGACTACATGGGGACTGATCCGGTGGTTTACGAAGTCTTTTCGCAGGTTGACAGACAGCTCGACGTGTCACTTGACATATCCGTAGTCACGCCCAAGATTAAGACGGTGCTGGGACCCACTGCAAGGCACTTTTACGGCAGCGAGGATGACCAGGCAATATTGAACGTTCTTTCGTCTCTTCGGGTGGGCGTCATTGATAGGCGCGCCTTGTTGTCCCTTCACACGGCACATTCGGTCATCAACACGAGGCGCGCGATTTCGCTCGGCACGTCCCTGACGGTGGGTGGAACTCTCTTCGGGGGGCCCTTGACCCCTCAAGCGCAGTGGGCACACGAACAAACGAGAGAGAGCTGGTCACGCTATTTGACGGAGACGAATCAACTGGGCGTATTGGAGGACTAGAAGGCGAAAAAACAG